ATTTATCAGCAGCTATACTTGGTAGTAAGAATATGACACTGGGTGAGTATATTCTGTTTACTGGAGCAACACTTGTACTGGAAGCTGGGGATAGTTTAACTATTACTCCAACAAGTAATGCTACTCCACATATTGATGGCTTGTGTACTGTAACAGAGATCTTCATCCCCGTAGGGTAATAACGGGGTTGCAATATTAACAATAGTATGTTATAACTATTTGTGTAAAACTACTCTCCGTAGGCAATGATGCCACTAATACGGAGATACAAATGTTTAAAAAAATACTACACAAAATTCAAGATATGCAACAAAGACGTGCAGACTACTTTATTCTAATGAATATGTCTGATCGTGAACTAAGGGATCTTGGAATTGGTCGATCAGAGATAAGGCAACGACTCTATGGCGAAGAATCTTACTGAAAAACAACAGGCGTTTCTTGATGCACTGTTTAATGAAGCCGAAGGCAACCCTGTGAAAGCATTGAAGATCGCAGGGTATGCCCCAGGTGTATCGACTAGTGTAGTCATGGCACCTTTGAAGCAAGAGATTGCTGACCGTACACGTGACTTCATTGCAAACAATGGACCACAAGCTGTGTGGTCTATGATGCAAGTAATGAGATCCCCAACCGACTTGGGCAATAAAGAGAAGATGGCAGCAGCTAAGGACTTCCTTGATAGAGCTGGCTTTGTAAAAACTGAAAAAGTCGAAGTTAAATCTGAGAATCCTTTGTTTATCCTGCCTCCGAAAGCAGATGAAGACTGATAAAACTTGGAAACTACCTAAACCTCAAAAGATAGACGGTGAATGGGAGTGGGTACCAATAGTAAGAATAGGGAAGACTGTACCATTTGGTTATAGACAAGACCCTAATGATGATGATATACTATTACCAATCCCAGAAGAGCTAGAGTTATTTGAACTAGCCAAGAAACACTTGAAGCAGTATAGTTACAGAGAAGTAGCTGCATGGTTAAGTGAAACTTCTGGTAGATACCTTTCACATGTAGGTTTATTCAAGAGGGTTAAACTTGAGCAAAAGCGTAAGAGCGCAGCTTCAATCCAACATTTCTACGCCCAGCGGTACAAAGAGGCAGCAGAAAAAGCGGAAAAGCTCGAAAAAATTAGACTCGGTGCAAGAAGAAGAGTTAGTACCAGCGACTCCGAAACCAGCTCCGATTGATGTAGAACAGGCTCAACGTGATATTATCTTTGAGCCAAACCCTGGTCCACAGACAGACTTCCTAGCTTCAACAGAACAGGAAGTACTATATGGGGGTTCTGCTGGTGGTGGTAAATCATATGCTATGATTGCTGACCCAGTTAGATACCTCAATAATCCAAATGCTCGGATGCTACTTGTACGTAGAAGTACTGAAGAGCTAAGAGAACTTATCTCTGTTTCTAAACAGTTATATCCCAAAGCAATTCCTGGTATAAAGTTTATGGAACGAGATAAGACTTGGGTAGCCCCTAGTGGAGCTACACTCTGGATGTCTTACCTTGACCGTGATGATGACGTTATGCGCTATCAAGGTCAGGCATTTAACTGGATTGGTTTTGACGAATTAACGCAATGGCCTACACCCTATCCTTGGAACTATATGAGGTCACGTCTTCGTACAACCAAAGCTAGTGGGCTACCTTTATATATGAGGGCTACCTCTAACCCAGGTGGTCCTGGACATCAATGGGTGAAGAAAACTTTCATTGACCCAGGCTCACACAACAAAGCTTTCTGGGCTACAGACACAGATAGTGGCGAAGTAATCACTTGGCCAAAGGGACACAGCAGAGAGGGACAACCTCTGTTCAAACGGAGATTTATTCCTGCTACACTCTTCGATAACCCTTACCTTGCTGAAGACGGAATGTATGAGGCTAACCTGCTCTCTCTTCCTGAACACCAACGTAGACAGCTTCTCGAAGGTGACTGGGATATTAACGAAGGTGCAGCCTTCCCTGAGTTTAGTCGTAGGATACATGTGGTAGAACCATATGATATTCCAAACAGTTGGGTTAAGTTTAGAGCTTGCGACTATGGTTATGGTTCTTACACAGGAGTTCTCTGGTTCACAGTAACACCAGCAGAACAGCTTGTCGTATATAGAGAAATGTATGTCTCCAGAGTTACTGCCACTGATCTAGCTGATATGATCCTAGATATAGAAGATGGTGAGAAGATTCGGTATGGAGTTCTTGACTCTTCTTTGTGGCATAACCGTGGTGATACTGGTCCTAGTCTCGCTGAACAGATGATCATGAAGGGTTGTAGATGGAGACCCTCAGATAGATCAAAAGGTTCTCGTGTGTCAGGTAAGAACGAAATACACAGAAGATTACAAGTTGATGAGTTTACTGAGGAACCTAGACTAGTATTTTTTAACAACTGTACCAATACCATATCACAATTACCATCTATACCACTAGATAAAAATAACCCAGAAGATGTGGATACAAACGCAGAAGATCACTTGTATGACGCATTACGTTATGGTATAATGACAAGACCAAGAAGCAGTATATTTGATTTTGATACAAGTACTCAAGGTTCTGGTTTTCAAGTATCAGATTCAACATTTGGCTATTAAGGAATAATCATGGAAGAAGATGACATCTTTGAAGATGAAATGATGATGGATGCAAATACTGCGTCTGCTATTGATGATATGGGAAAGGATGACTTTCATGACCCAACTTCTGGTCAAATCGTACAATTCGTTCGTGAAAAATATAACAAAGCTGAAACAGCACGTAATCTTGACGAAGAACGCTGGATTCAGGCTTATAGAAACTACCGTGGTATCTATGGTCCTGATGTACAGTTTACTTCTACAGAACGTTCAAAAGTATTTGTCAAAGTTACTAAGACAAAAGTCTTAGCAGCTTATGGACAAATTGCTGAAGTTCTATTTGGTGGCAACAAGTTTCCAATTACTATTGATCCTACTACACTTCCAGAAGGTGTAGAGGAAGTAGTAAGCTTTGAGACTAACCCAGAGCAGCAAAAAGCTAACGAAGGTGTTGGTGAACTACTTCCTGGTGAAACTTACCAAGAGTTTAGAGAACGTCTTGCAGGTTCTGCAGAGTCACTTGCACCAGTAGAAGATAAACTAAAACCAGGTCCAGCTAAGACTCCGTCATCTCCACAAATCTTTCCTGCAGAGATTGCAGCTAAGAAGATGGAGAAAAAGATCCACGACCAGTTGGAAGAGTCACACGCAAAGAAACACTTACGTGCTGCTGCACTAGAGTGTGCTTTGTTTGGTACTGGTATTATGAAAGGTCCATTTGCGATCGACAAAGAATATCCAAATTGGTCAGAAGAAGGTGAATACTCTCCAGTATTTAAAACAATCCCCCAGACTACTTCTGTATCTATTTGGAACTTCTACCCAGACCCAGATGCTGCTACTATGGAAGAAGCAGAGTACGTAGTAGAACGTCACAAGATGTCACGTTCACAAGTACGTGCATTAAAGAACCGTCCATACTTCCGTGAGAATGCAATTGATCATGCCCTAGCTCTAGGCGAAAGCTACAACAAAGAGTGGTGGGAGCATATCATGGAAGATAACACTGAACAAGATCATGCAGATCGTTTTGAAGTGTTAGAGTTCTGGGGCTTTGTAGATACAGATATTATTAAAGACCAAGGTGTAGACATCCCAAGTGAGTTGAAAGACTCAGAGCAAGTAAGCATGAACGTTTGGGTTTGTAACGGTCAAGTTCTACGCCTAGTAATGAACCCATTCACTCCTGCATATATTCCATATTTTGCTGCACCATACGAGATGAACCCTTACAGCATCTTCGGTATCGGCATTGCAGAAAACATGGATGACACACAGACATTGATGAACGGCTTTATGCGTATGGCTGTGGACAATGCTGCACTGTCAGGCAACCTACTTATTGAGATAGATGAGACTAACCTCGTCCCAGGGCAAGACCTCTCCGTGTATCCAGGTAAAGTATTTAGGAGACAGGGAGGGGCACCTGGTCAAGCTATCTTCGGCACCAAGTTCCCGAATGTGTCAAACGAAAACATGCAGATGTTTGACAAAGCAAGGGTACTAGCAGATGAATCAACTGGCTTCCCGTCTTTTGCACATGGCCAAACTGGCGTATCGGGTGTGGGTAGGACTGCAAGTGGCATTAGTATGCTTATGTCTGCTGCTAATGGTTCTATTCGTAATGTTGTTAAAAACATTGACGACTATCTTCTAGCACCACTAGGCAAAGCATTCTTTAACTTTAACATGCAGTTTGACTTTGATGATGAAATCAAAGGTGACCTAGAAGTTAAAGCTCGTGGTACTGAAAGCTTGATGGCTAACGAAGTACGTAGCCAACGCTTGATGCAGTTCTTGCAAGTTGTACAGAACCCAGCACTAGCACCGTTTGCTCGTATGGATTATATCGTTCGTGAGATTGCCAAGTCTATGGACCTTGATCCAGATAAAGTTGGCAACAACATGGCCGAAGCTGCAGTACAAGCAGAGATACTAAAACAATTCCAAGCAGAAAATCCACCTGAACCACAGCCAGGGGTTCCTGGTGCTCCACAGCAGGGAGGTCCACAGGGCGCTCCTGCAGGGGCACAGGTACAGGATACCCAAGGTAGTGGGGGTGGTACCATAGGAACAGGTACAGCTCCTCAGCCAGGAGAACAGGGCTTCTCAGGCAATACTGGTGGTGAACCTCCAATGCAATGAAACTCGTCGTGAACAATACACTTAAACCTTTTGTAAATAATCCAGAGCTGTACAATCCATTTCTGGAAGAAATCACAGAACGAATCAACAAAGTACATAAACGCCTTGAGCAGATCAGTGACGTAGAAGAACTGTACCGTGCTCAGGGTGAGATTCGTGCACTAAGATCAATGCTAGTTCTACGGGAACATGTAAATGGCTGACACGTCACCTAGACCACGACTAAGACCTGGACCAACTAAGACAGGTCGTATGACTGTTCGTAACAGACCAGTATGGCAGAACCCTCTTACTAAAGAGGTTTATTCTGAGAAGACTGTTACGATTCCTTGGGGTGATGGTTATGCAACTGTACCCTCAGTCGATGGTCAAGGTAACGAGTTATCACGTGAAGAGTTGTTCCCACGTATTGTAAGTGCTAGAGATCAACTTGGTAAAGGTGGACCAGTAGACTTTATCACTGGTGAAGAACTGCCAGTATTTGGTACAGAAGAAGATGCCATCAAGTATGCTATGTGGCGGTCAAGCACTATGTTTGATCAAGAAGCTGCAGCTCAAGGATTTCAGTTAGATCAGTATGAACTAGCACCAGAAAAAGAAGACCCAAGTTTCTTGTACGATATGGGTAGTTATCTTAAAAAGATTATTGGTTCTTCTGGTGCTCTAGGTTTGCGTAAGCTAGGCTTTGATGCATATCCGACAGAGAATACCTTTAATGAAGGTGGTCTGTCTATGCTACCTGCTGTTGATGATGATAGAACACCAAGTAGACCTAGAGATACGTTTAACCCACTAGCATTTGCTAAAGAGTCTTGGGAATCTGCAAAAGAAAACTTTAGGGATGCAGGTATTAC